AATAGCAATCATTGATGACAACAATGGTGTGTATCTGTTAGAAGACTTAGACGATATGTACTCATACTGGATACACACTTACATCAATGATGAATACAATTATTACACAGGCTGTGTTGAAGATGTCTGTGGTAGACCTGGACAGTCTTGTTCAGCTAATACTACATTCATGAAACATGCTGGTAAGGCTGAGTTACTAGCTGATTGCATCTGTGAAGATGTTGTCCTAGTTAAGCCACAGGTGTGGAAGAAACACTATGATCTTATAACCAACAAACTTTTAACTAAAACTCAAAAGAAACATTTGTCAATAGACTTAGCCAAGAGATTGTTTCCAGCTGTTGAAGAACGATTAACAGCTAGCAAAGATGGAAGGGCTGAAGCATTATTGATTGCATTATATGGGAAACAATTATGTCAAACGAAACAATAAATGTAAAAGATTCTATTGAAGAATATGTGTACCAAACTGATTGGAGGGTGAAGGCAAACGCTAACCAGTCTTACTCAGTAGGTGGCATGATTCTTAACGTGGTTGGTAAAGTTGTTGCTAACTACTGGTTAAACAATGTCTACCCTGTAGCAGCTGGTAAAGCTCATCGCAATGGTGACATACATATTCACGACCTTGACTTCTTAGGTGGATACTGTTGTGGACACAGCTTGCGAGCATTGTTACAAGAAGGTTTTGCAGGTGTAGCAGGTAAGACATCAGCCACTCCGCCAAAACATTTATCAGCTGCACTAGGACAGATGGCAAACTTCTTAGGTACTATGCAGAATGAATGGGCTGGGGCTCAGGCTTTCTCAAGCTTTGATACATTCTTAGCACCGTTTGTTAAGGTTGATAACTTGAGCTATACACAGGTTAAACAGTACATTCAAGAGTTTATCTACTGCTGTGGTACATCTTCTAGGTGGGGTGGTCAGACTGTGTTCAGTAACATCACACTTGACATCAAATGCCCAGAGGATTTAAAAGATAAACCAGTCTTGATTGGTGGTGTTGATAGTGGTACAACTTATAAAGATTACCAACCAGAGATGGACATGATTAACATGGCTCTGCTAGATGTTATGTCAAAGGGTGACAAAGATGGAAGACCGTTTACATTTCCTATTCCAACCTATAACATTACTAACGATTGGGATTGGGATTCACCAGTTGCTAACAAGATCTTTGAAGTTACTGCTAAGTATGGTTACCCGTATTTCAGCAACTACATTAGTTCTGATATGAGCCCTTCAGATGTCCGTAGCATGTGCTGTAGGTTGAGACTAGACTTAAGAGAACTGCTGAAGAAAGGTAACGGGCTGTTTGGATCTGCTGAACAGACTGGTTCCATTGGTGTAGTTACTCTTAACATGGCAAGAATTGGTTACCTGTTTAAAGAAGAGTATCCTTACAACTACAACAACATGAAGAAGCACATAAGAACACTGTTGAATATCGCTAAAGATGCTTTAGAAGTTAAGAGAGAGTTCTTGACACAGAGACTGGAAGCAGGCTTCTATCCTTTCACCAAGAGATGGATTGGTACTTATAGAAACTTCTTCAGTACTATTGGTGTAAATGGTATGAATGAAATGATACGAAACTACACCAATGATGTTGACGATATTACTACAGAGAACGGTAAAGAACTTGCAGAAGATATTTTAGAGTTTATCAGACGTGTGTTAGTAGAGTTTCAAGAAGAGACAGGACACTTGTACAATCTGGAAGCAACACCTGCTGAAGGAGCTACCACCAGATTTGCTAGGTCTGATAAAAAACTCTTCCCAGATATTCTTCAGGCTGGTACAGATGAGGCACCATATTATACAAACTCTTCTCAGCTGCCTGTAGGATTTACAGATGATCCTTTCCAAGCTCTTGATTTACAAGACTCGTTACAGACTAAGTACACAGGTGGTACAGTTCTGCACTTGTACTTGAATCAGCGTATGGCAAGTGGTGAAGTTTGTAAGAATTTTGTTAAAAAGGTATTGACAAATTATAACTTACCTTATATAAGTATTACACCAGTGTTTTCGATCTGTCCTAAACATGGGTACATTGCAGGTGAACACAAGTACTGTCCAATCTGCGAACATGAATTAGAAGCAACACGTTTAATTAAGGAGAACTGTGAATGTTAAGTGAATTTGAATTAGCTGTTTTAAAGAATAACAACATTGATCCAGACGAAGTAGAAGGTGTGTCTACATCTTATGAAGTTACTTTAAAGGATGGTACACATCATCAGCTTTGTGAAGTCTACAGCAGAGTGATGGGATACATTCGTCCTATGTCTGAGTACAACGTTGGCAAAAGACAAGAACACGCAGATAGGGTTTTATTTAGCAATGACAAAGTGCAAGGTTAATGTAGAGTACCTGCCTGACTATGACAAATCCTGGGGCCCTGTGAAAAAGAATACACCAGATGATGCTGGGTTTGATCTCAGGGCCTGCTTCTCAGATGACTACATTTTGTTGGCACCTGAAGAGTACACTCTAATACCGTTAGGGATTAAGACAGAGTTTACACCAGGTTTTGAAGCACAGGTCAGAGCTAGGTCAGGTCTTGCATTGAAGAAAGGTGTCAGTCTTGTCAATGGGATTGGCACTATTGATGCAGGATATCGTGGAGAATGGGGTGCAATCGTTATCAATCATGGTAAAGAACCTGTAGTATTTAACAGAGGTGACAGGATTGCACAAGTTGTATTTAACGAACTGCCACATATTGAAGTAGTTGAAGGTGATGTGTCAACTGATGGAGATCGTGGTGGTGGATTTGGTAGTAGTGGAGTAAAGTAATGAACAGATCTGAATTATTGGATAAAGCTAAAGAGATTGTTAACGGTTCTAGGCAGGAAAGTTACGGAGCACCTGAACAGAACTTTGCAAACATCGCACTCTTCTGGTCAGATTATCTACATATTGCAATCACTAGAGCAGATGTAGCAGCTATGATGGTGTTGATGAAAGTAGCACGATTGCGAACTAATCCAACACATGAAGACAGCTGGATAGACATTGCAGGGTATGCATCAAATGGTGTGGAGGTGTGTCGTGGTTGATATATGTATGTGTAAGAATGAAAAGTGTGTGTTAAAAGATTCTTGCTACCGCTACCTAGCTAAAGCAGGTCTTTGGCAAGCTTACTTCGTTGTTGACAAACCTGTTCAAACTTGTGACGAGTACTGGGAAGTCAAAGATAAAGACCAAGTAGAAAGATTAAACATTGTATGGAGTGATGACATATATGAGTACTGATTATAAACAGATGACAAAGAACTTTGAAGGCATACGTTACAAACCTTATAAGTGTTCTGCAGGTAAGACCACCATTGGTTATGGTAGAAACCTTGATGACGTTGGTATCTCTCAGGCAGAAGCTGACATGTTGTTTGATAACGACTGGTTCTCTGCTACTGAAGATGTTAACACCTTGCTTAAGGCTTATAGCATAGATGAAAACAGTCTATCAGAAGGCAGAAAATATGTGCTTACAGATATGATGTTTAATCTTGGCTACAGTAAGTTATCAAAGTTCAAGAACATGCTCACAGCCTTAAAAAAACAGGACTATGCAACAGCTGCTAAGGAGATGATGTCATCTGCATGGGCTACACAAGTTAAGACAAGGGCTACAAAGTTGCGTGACATTATGATTAAAGGTTAAAGGAGGTGCTATATGGCAGTGAGAGTCTATGTAGATTCTAGTTACGATGAGAAAAAGAAGATTGCAGGCTATGGGATATATGTATTAGATGGTGTAAAGGAAAAGTCTTACTCAAACTTTATACCGGCCCCGTCCAATAACTATGGAGAGCTGTGGGCAATATATCAAGCAGCAATATTAACGAGTGGTAAACGTGATGTAGTTATTTACACAGACTCTCAGACTGCCTTACAGTATATTAACAGACAGATAAAAGAAAAGGAAAGATACTTTGACAAATACATCATTCATAAACAGATGGAACTACTTGCTTACAAGATAAGACAACTGAATCCAACCTGTGAAAAAATTAAAGGGCATGTGTCACACTTTCAAAAGCATTACACAGCCCAGAACATTGCTGACTTACTTGCTAAAAGAGGTAGGTCTAAGTATTATGAAGATTTTTGAGTCTCACCAGACATTCAACAGCATCTCCATAAGTTTCAACAGTCATGTAGCAGGTCTCTTTTACAGCTGTTGAACTACTTGTGCAAGAGCACAACAACGCCATCAGGTATAGCAGTGTTATAGCAGTCACAATCTTCTTTAACATTCTTTATAACCTCCCTAATCTTGGTGATAGTTTTAACAGACTGTTTATCAGCCTTGTTGTATGTGACAACAGACTCCCTCAATTCTATATTAGATTTCCAGAGCATTGATACAGCTGCCAACAATATTACAATTATCATATATAGTTTCAACATTACATGAGTCCTATGATAATTGCAAAAGCTTGTGCAACTGATTCAATGTATTCTGGATTACTAAAGGCCATAGCTGATAACACCAACAGTGCACCAGCTACTACCAGACATTTCTTATGTTTTGAACAGACATTTGACATGCTACTTATCCAGATCTTGTGCTAGTTTGGAGTCAGTTCTTACAGTAACTCCTAAACCAGACTGTAAAATATTTGG